TGGTTAAGATACGTTTTGCCAAGTCAGGCATTTGCACGTTTTCACCGTTTTTAGGCGAAACAGCCGCACTAATATCACGTTTGTTTAACATCCATTTCCACGACGTTAAGGTATCACCAGGGGAAAGTTTAGCAGGCGTGTTATCTGGACTATGGAAAACGATAGTTACCGACTGGCCATCACTCATCTCAAACAATGCTGCAACATTGGTGACACCATTCTTTTTGAACGGCTTGCTTTGCGTAACATTGACAGGCTTAACATTGCCAACACTGGATTTTTGCATAGCGGCGTTTAAACGCTGCATAAGCAAATCTAAGCGGTTGTAATCAACAATAAGAGCATCGTACTCGGCAATCTCGCCGCCCATCTCTATCATCAAAATTGGCAGGTCTGAGGGAGTCATTGCGTCCATCATTGTCACTTCGTCATCATGCTTTACTAATTCATGCAATAACGACGTTGCATCATGTGACACAAGGCGTGAACCATCCCAAACCACTGGCTTATCGGTAATTTGACGGGCAATGGTATCTAAGTCTGCTTGGCGAATGGCAATCATCGCCACGCTGGTACTAGGACGGTTTAAGAAGGTTTTTAATACCTTCGTCGAAGTGTAGGCGGTATTCCAGGCATCATTAGCACCAATAAATGCGCCAATGTTTTTTAATGCCCACTCGCGGGCTTGTTCTTTGCTTGTTGCACCCAATACGGCAACAGATTGAACATAGCGGCTCATGTTGTTTGTATTGTCGATTAAGTTCACGACATACCAATTGTCACCTTCGGTAACACCATCGGCAACCAATGCTGGAATGGTGCGCTGAAAGCCTTCAATGCGGCCTACGGATAAATCGGAATAAGGGAATGCTTCACCGCCATTGGCTAAGGCAACACGGCGCGTAGTGTGAGAAAGTGTTTCTAATTGGAAAATATCAAGATTGCGTAACATGAAAAGCCTCATGTGCTTAATGTAGTGGTCATTAAGCAAAGATTAAGGCTTTTAATAGGCTTGGATTTTTAGCAGTTCCAATGCTATTTACGCATGAAGCTACCCAATTGAGTCCACGTTGTCGTAACTTCTAGCGGCTCTTTATCGCTTGCCGATGTCTCTATCTGGAATGACTGCAAAGCGACTAAGTATTCTTTGCTGAATAACGATATTTTGTAGTCGTTTGGATCAAACAAATAAGCGGTCATTTTAATAGCGTATTCCGCTGGTGCGTTTTGCGTACCATCTTCATTAAAAATAGTGCCTTCAATCGCCGTTAATGAATTAAGAATAGCGGCCTGTCCCGTTTCTAGGATTGTCAGGTTTAAGTCGCCAGCCTGCCTGCCTGTAATGCGGTTTGACTGAAAGCTGGCTATCTTGGTGTTTTCGGTATCAGCTTGCAGCAATGGCCAATCTGCCTGCGTTATCAGCAACCATAAAACATTATCACCCCATCCATTAGTGTCGCTCAAAATGAGAATGTTTTTATTGTTTGCCAATAACCCATTGGGATTATAAGGCTCTAATTTAATCGCGTAATGGCACTTTTTGAGATGGCCAAGTGCTTTTAGGTTGCGATATAAAGCCATAGCATTAGGCGCGGATCGCCCTGCTATTTTTACCGTGCTTTCGTCCTTGTCTTTTTCATTACCGCTAAATCCCTTTGTTAATGCGGCTTTTGTAAAAGGGTTATACGGCTTCATTGTCGTCTCCCTCACCGTCCGTTTGGTCATCTTGGCTATCGTCTTGTCCGTCATCTACTGGCGGGTCTTGCGTAGCATCATCACCCGTAGGCTGCCCGTCCTGTCCGTCCTGTTGTGGCGGTTGTGCCGCCGATAACGCCTGAGATAGCTGCATTGCCTTGTCTGTATCGTACCCGCCCACATCTTCAAGCAACATTTGATTCGCCTTAGCATCAAGACCAATTTCTTTAAGTGCGCCCAATGCCTGTGCGGTCAAAGCCATCGTATTCATGCGGGTCTGCTTGTTGGTCAATGCTTCGGTACTAGCCGCCGACATATCGCTGTAAAATTCCCATTTCCACGGCCTGTCATTACCCTCAAACGTCACACCATATTTCCAGCCCCAGTGCAAATCTGCTACTTGGTTCAAAAAGTCGGTTAAGGCTTGTCGGATCATAATTGACCGCTGCATGACTTGTGCCGATGTATGAAAAGATGCGCCATCACCCAAACCACCCGCTAACATATCAGCCCACCCAAGCATGGCCATATCAATGCCCAATGCTCCACACATACGGCGAATGTTAATCATCAATGGTTCTGTTGCAATCTGTCCCGACCGTTGCGATAACTCACCTACGGGGTTCAATACCTGCTTATCGCCCCATACAGGCAATACATGGTATTTAGTCGCCCATAGTGCTTCACCGCCAAGCATGGCCTTTTTAATTTCATCTTTGCTATTTTGCAGTGTTTTAACCAATCCGCTTTTATATTTTTCTTGCTGTTCAGGCGGCATACCTGCCATGTCAATCGTTAAAAATGCCTGCCTTACGGCATCGGCAATTTGTTGGCTATTCATCGCGGATATTGATAAAACAACCTGTTTCCAAGGTTGTTCGGCATCAAACAGAAAGCTACCGCCCACGGGTGACGGCACAATAGGCAATGTTTCTAAATCATCATTTTCAAGCATGAGCTTTTGCACGCCTGCTACCAATGCCGTTTGTGGCACTGTGCAGCTACGCGGCATTTTCATGCGGCACATTTGCATAGTCGTGAGCTTGGTTATTTTTCTATTCCAATTCACTTCTTCTAAAACGTGAAAACCGACTGTTTTACCGCCCTGTTCATAGGCTTGTATGCGGTAAGGGGCGGTTAAGTCATCACATAAAATATGTTCTACGCCTACGCCTTTTTTGCCATACACGCGGCCAAAATTATCACCATAGCCAATTGCGCCACGGCACAGGTTAAAGACGATTTTATTTAGAATAGGTAGCAGTATTTTAGATTCGGCTAGTACCTGTTCGCGCAATTTTTTAGACTTTGGCGTTTCGCCCTCAATAGATGTTGAAGCAACCATAAACAACACATCGCCCCGCGACTCATGGCCACCCAATGCCGCTGTTGTGTGCAATGTTAAAGCCGCAGCAATAGTCGGCTCTTTCTGCATTTGCTGCCAAGTCGTATAAATCTCAATACGGGTTCGAGGTGCGGTTTCGGGCGTTTGATATGTGCCAAGGGCAAACGGTTCTATCAGTTCGTAGTTTTGGTCGATAGCATCTAGTTTATTGTCGGTGTCGGGTGATTGTTTCGACTCATCACCGATAAGGAATTTCATAAACCAATTTGTTTTAGCAGCCATTATTAAAACCTGAGTAAGCCCAATTTATCAGGTAGTTTGGCTTGTATTTAGGCGGGATTTTGTGAGGTGTTCCAGTTCAAAAATCAATACACAACTTCGGAAACTCAATACCCAAAACGCTTAACGCATCCTCTAAAAAATCAACGATGGTAGCCAGTAGCGAGGTTAATAAGTCGGATTGAAAAATATTCATTGCCTCCTGAAACTCTTGCTCAAAATTACTAAACGTAGGGAGTAATGGATCAGGCAATATCACAGGGGGAAAGCCAGTAAACGACAACAGTGCAAAAATCTGACTTACTGAAACGCCTGAAGCTAACAATTCTTGAATAGTTGAAAACTCTGGAAAGGCTGCAAGAATAGCCGCCTTGATGTTTTCTAATGTAGGCATCACTGGCAAGGGAGGAAAGGCAGGGATCAGCAAAATAATACAGGCCGCGTTTATTAAATCCGTGATTGTTTGGATGACTTCTAAAACATAACCTTTCATCACCGCCTTAACGATTGCCACAATCTCAATATGCGGCATGGATAACCCACTAAAAATAGGGTTCGGCACAAACGGGAAAACGATACCATCTAACAATGCCTGCCTGATAGCCGTATAAATAGCATTTGAGTCCATAGCCAAAATATCAATTAAGGTTAGGTTTGTACCTGCTATTTTTGGCAATAAATCTTCTAATGCGCCGCCCACTAAAGCAACCAATGGCTGCAATCCAGCGGTCAAGGTAGTCATCAACTGAAACTGCTGCAACTCTTGGATAAGCTGCATAATTTCCATGTTGATATTAGAGAAACCATCAAAAATAGGATTACGCAAGCAAGGCAATGAAGGGATAGTAATATCAATCGGAGGCCAAGTAAGGCTTGCAACCACTGACTGATAAATACTATTGAACGTAGGGACGGGCGAATCTACGCATAAATGAATGGCCATTACACACCATTTTCACTAATCAATGCCGCTAATAATTTGTACTTGGCGGGAGTTAATTCAATAATGGTAGTCCCGACTTTGATTGTTATTTTTTCAGTCGCAATTAATTCAATGTTTTCTTGCTTGATACGTCGAGTCCCCACCAATGCACCATTGCCATGACTACGATAAGCCCACACCACAGGCAAGCTAAAGTCGCCACCCTCAAAGAATACCCACACATCGGCATTGGCTAAAATTTGCCGCTCGGTGTCTCGGTCATCTTCGCCTATCGGGTAAGCAATTTTTGCTGTTAGGCCATTGTCCGAACCATCCGTTAAGCCTGCAATCTGCACCTGTACGGTACGATTAGCACGATTATACGAAATGATTTTAGCAGGCCAATTGCAATTAGGATTCACTTTGCCACCCCTGCAAGCCACGCCTTAGTCACCATAGCCGTTGCGCCACCTAAAGCCCCTGTATCGACTCTATGCGCCGCTGTCAGTACGGTTAGCTTGGTATCACCCACTTTGATAATTTG